GGAGTTCTATGATTGACATTATTAAATTTACAATCCCCGGAGAGCCGCAGGGCAAAGCGCGGCCCCGGGCGACCAGAACGAAAAGAGGCGTCCGGACGTACACGCCGGACAAGACAGTTGCATATGAAGAACTGGTGCGGCTCAAGTTTTCCGAACTGCACCAGCCGCCTCTTGAGGGAGAGGTGAGCGTCCGCATCACTGCATACTACGCAATTCCTCAGAGCGCGGCAAAGAAACGCAAGGCGCTGATGGAGTGCAATCTGATCAGGCCGATGAAGAAGCCGGACGCTGACAACGTGTCCAAGATCATTCTTGACGCTCTGAATGGGTTCGCATATCAGGACGATGCTCAAGTCGTCGAATTAGCTATAAGCAAGAAGTTTTCAACTATACCGAGAACGGAGGTAGAAATATGGCAGGAAAATCGAATATAGCCCGGCGAGGGAAATCACTGACAGCCTCGCAAATCAGGGAACTGCGAGGACTGGTGATGGATGGTCTTTCCAGCAAGCAGATTGCTGAAGCCCTCGGGCGGACAGCAAAGTCCATCGACAGCATCATCCACAACCACGCACGCGACATCCGCCGCACACGCAGAGCAAATGAATGTTCTATCAGGTGCAGAGACTGCAGTCTTCCGTGTGAGCTGAGAAAGGACGGTGCTGATAGTGACTGATAATGTTTTTTTGATATTAGAATCAGCGGTTGAAACCGCACTAAATGAGGCCGCTACAAAAGTAACGAAAGAACTACGAGAGCGGTTTGAGCACGAAATGATACAGGCCAAACGAGAAGTAATCAGCAAACTTGTTGAACACATTCAAATATCAGCAACTCAGGATATGCCCTCTGGAGAATATGTGATTCAGATTAGATTGAACGGAGGTGCTGGTAATGGCTAAATGGCTGTATAGGTTGGAAAGCCTTTCGCCTGATAATGGTTTGTGGTACGACAGTAATAATCGGCTTGTTTGGGGCATTGGCAAACTGCAAAATTGCGAAACTAAAAACCTGCCGATGGGATATGATGCGAGATACCATAAAGACGGTAGAAATTGGTTTAGTTCATGTTCTCAAAAAGAGGATTTAATGCACTGGTACTCTCTCGAAAACGCTCTTGAACTTATTCAGAGAGGTTTTGTGTTTACTCGGTATCTTGCTACTGAATACATCGAGTATGAACTTGAAACGACTTTTATTAAAGATACCGCTCTTGCAAGAGAGGTAATAAGCATTGAGGAATTGTTTAAGGAGGCGGCGTAATAATGGCTGATGTAAGGCTGATTGATGCGAATGCACTGGTAGAGTATATGTGTGGCCATTGCGGAGCGTCGTGCAATCTTGAGGACGAGTGCTGTGCCGATGTCGATGCGGTTAAAAAAGCCTCCACCATCACCCCCGACGACATCAGACCGCGCGGGCGGTGGGTTGACATTTACAGGCTGGCAGTAAATCCTGAGTGGATATGCCGCTGCTCCCTGTGCGGCTGCCCGCAGGATTTCAAACACCACTATTGCCCCAACTGCGGCGCAAAGATGGACGGAAAGGCCGGTGATACCCATGTCTGACCTCGGAGTACAAATCTGCGGCTGCATTCACGCGGTACCGACCAATCACTCGAAGAGTGTAACGCAATGGTTTGAATGTCGGAACAGAGAGTGCCGCAACGAAGGTCGGCCGGCGGATCCGGTCACTTGTGAACTGTGCCCGATGAGAGACAGCGGAAAGGAGAATGAGGATGCGTGAAAACATGGGCTTGTATCGTGGCAAGCGGAAAGATAACGGGGAGTGGGTTGAGGGATGGCTTGTTATAAGAGAAAGTCCGAAAGCGTATTACATAGTGACTTCCACAATTGGTGTTAATAAAAATATTGCTGTCAACAATATGTTGGCAACCGCTTATGAGGTTGATCCCGAAACTATCGGCGAATATTCCGGACTGCCCGACAAGAACGGCATTAGGGTTTTTGAGGGGGATATTTTGAAGTTCGAAAACGATGATGGAGAATTTTCTCTATACTTATGCGAGTGGGGTGGAGAAATCTGCGGGTGGATTATCCGGTTTCTTGAATATGATGCGCCTTGCGACGTACTTGATGCTCACTTTTGCATGGATGCACAAGTTATCGGCAACATTCACGACAATCCGGAACTGTTGGAGGTGAGCGGGGATGAGTGAGTTGAAACCGTGTCCGTTTTGCGGTGCAGATAGTAGTGCTTTCGGTGATATTTTTCAAGTTGCTGGTACTGACTATTGGAAACATTGGCACAACGGGTGCATTCTCAGCGGATTTGTTATTAAGGATATTGACGCATGGAACAGGAGAGCAACCGATGAATGAAAAAGATAGGTTGGTAGAGTTAATTAACAATCGCCGGGCTATGGACGATTGTTTCATTTTGCAGTACAAAGAGCGAAGGCTCGTGAAAGGCTGCTACGCTCCTGATGAGTTGCCGTGGATATCGGACACTTGGTGTGACTACATTCTCTCGCCGAGGTTTTGGAAACTAAAAGAGATGGTTGACCGCAGCACATACCGAGAAGACTACAGAATTGTCTCTCGCAATACAAGAGAGGTGCTGTACAGAGGGATTGACTTCAAGTCCCTTACCAAAAAAACTGTGGCGGAGGCATCTACAAAAAAGAAGGAGGTGCGGTCCCACGGACGCCAAAAATGTCAGAAAAGCCTTTGAACAATACCTACCAGCAAAACGAAATCTCGCCGAAAGTCTACGTGCCCGCGCGAGGATCCTCGAAGCGGCCGCCGATTTGCGATCGCCTGCGGCTAATGAAGTCGCACGTGGAACTGCTGTCTCAGATCCGGTGTTTAATGCCGTCATCGGCAGTCAGCAGGCACTCCGACAGGTTGATGTCAATATCGCAGAATGCCGGCGGCAGATGGACTATGCAGAGTGGTTGCTCTCGCTGTCTGAGGATTCGTCCCACAAATCGGCGCTACGGCTACGGTTCTTTGAAGGGCTGTCAGTTATGCAGGCAGCGTCGGAGATGAATGTGTCGGAAACGACAGTAAAGACCTGCGTCCGGCTCGCCTGTGAGGCGATAGCGCTTAAGGTCGGAGAGCAGCCGCCCGAATCTGCCCGCACTTGACCGCGTTTGTCCCTATTCCGCCCCAACTTGTCCCTCGTTGCACTGTACTTGTCCCTGTTTTGGTGATAGAATACAACCATCAAGATTACGCACAGGCAGCGTAGGTTTTGTTGATTTTTCCCGCGCTGCTTTTGTTTTTCACCTCCTTTGCTATATGACCCAGAGCCCATCGGCAAGAGCACGCCGGTGGGCTCTGGGTTTAGTCTATTCAGAGAGGAACCGCTATGCAGGAGATAGTTCGGCTCAAGAAAAAACGGACACGGTTCAGCGTAGGGGGCTCTGTTGGTCATCTGGAGAATATCCTGGGCAACAGGCTGCCCGCTGACGATGAGGTTTACAAACTGATATCGAACAGGCATTTCTCGGCGATATCGCTCATCCTGTATGTCGCTCAGCGTACCACTATCAGAGAACTGCACGTGTCCACGTTCGGCATTGGGCGTAAAGAGATAATTCTTCTTGAAGGTCTGCGACAGCAGGGCAAACTTCAGCGGGCGTCATTTGTTGCCGGCCGTATAATGGCGAACGCCGCAGATAAACGTGAGCGCGATCGATTGCTCCGGCAGATATGTGAACAGAACGAATGGTGTTACGTCTGCATAGATAATCACGCAAAACTGGTGTTGCTGGACACCGACGATGGTAAGTTCATCATAGAGACATCCAGCAATCTGAACGAGAACCCGTCCATTGAGCATTTCAGTTTTGAACGCTCTGAGGATGGGTATGATTTTTATAGAGAGTGGTTTGAATCATGGCTAAATCAAAGGCAGAGCGATGGCGAGAACCGGAAGGACTGCTGCTGATCGAGGCGTGGGCGCGCGACGGCTTGACAAAGGAAGACATCGCGCATAACTGCGGAATCCACAGATCCACACTCAATGAGTGGGAGAAGACCTACCCCGACATTGCCGACGCTCTAAAAAGGGGCAAAGATGTCGCGGACATCAAGGTCGAGAACGCGTTATTCAAACGCGCCACAGGTTACACGTTCAAGGAGACACGCGTTGAGTATGAGTGCGGCGTTGAAATAAAACGTATCGAGACGATAAAAGAAGTGCCCCCGGAAACTGCGGCAGGAATCTTCTGGCTCAAGAACCGCCGCCCCGACAGGTGGCGTGACAAACAGCAGGTTGAAGCCAGCGTCGACAGCGACATCCAGATTACCTTCGCCGACGAGTTGAAAGAGTTTGTACAGTGATAAAGCTAAACATTCCAAGACCCAACGCAAAGCAGTGCCAGTTCTTGAAAGCGTCGTCGTGGTGCATCGCGTATGGCGGCTCGCGCGGCGGTGGGAAGAGTTGGGCTTTGCGGACGAAAGCAGCGCTGCTTGCGCTATACTGGCCGGGAATTATAATACTCATTCTCCGCCGCACTAGGCAGGAACTGAAAAAGAACCACATCGACCCGCTTCGCAATCTGCTTGAACCGCTGGGGGCTGAATGGAAAGAACAGGACAAAACGTTATGGTTCGACCACGGTGAGAAAGGTAAATCACAGATCATCTTTGGGTATTGCGATAATGACAACGACCTTCGTCAATACCAAGGCAACGAATACGACATCATTTGCATAGATGAGGCGACGCAGTTTATGTGGGACTGGTTTGACAAGCTCAAGCCGTGTACTCGTGGTGTCAATGATTTTCCAAAGCATATATACCTGACTTGCAACCCCGGCGACGTTGGCCACGCGTGGGTCAAGCGCCTGTTTATAGACCGCGACTTTTTTCCCGATGAAGATCCGGACGACTATGAGTTCATTGCCGCAACAGTCTATGATAACCTCGCGCTCATGGAAAAGAACCCCGGTTACGTCAAGATGCTTGAATCTCTGTCGCCTGAGCTGCGCGACGCATGGCTGTACGGTAAATGGGATTCGTTCATCGGTCAGTATTTCACCGAATGGCGGCCGCACATTCACGTTACAGAACCCTTTTCGATACCGTCTCATTGGAGGCGGTATTTTTCTATGGACTATGGTCTGGATATGCTGGCGGCCTACTGCATTGCCGTCAGTCCGGAGGGACAGGCGTATGTGTACAGAGAACACTATGAACCGAACCTTATCATCTCCGACGCCGCCCAGCGCATTCTGACAATGACGGAGG